ATATACACTGACTACTACATACTCTACTACATAGTTTTGAAGGCTAGAACCCTTACTGTGTAAGGGTTTCAGAGGTTGAGGAATGTGGGATTTTGGGTGAAACAAATACATAAATCATACATTACACAACTAACTCAAAACTACATACCAACTATATATACCATTACCCCCACTAATACAATGTAGAATTAAGGTAATAATAAAACTCATAATTACGTCATGGCAAATGAACTATTCCCCTGGGACATCATTGAAAGAGAGTTCGTACAAGGTAGAGATGAGAGAGATGCAGGTACTGGACTTAAACGTAAGACATTTCCAACTCATGAACAACTATGTCAACAATATGGTTGCAAACTAGAAACAATAAGAAATAGAAGTCAAAGTGGCAAATGGTTATTACAACGTACTCAATTCAAACGTAAACTACGCATCAAGAATACCGAAATTAATCTAGATGACTTGATGGGAGAAAGCGGTAAGTTCGATGCACAACATCTAAGAATACTAGAGAAGACTAATCAACTAATGGAAGAGTTTCTAGAACCATACGTAACAGGAGGTTATGATGATTTACCACCACTTAAACCAAGAGATCTCAAAGATATAATAGGAGCAATTAAAGATAGTGTAATAACAGTGAGAAGTATTCTAGGTGAACCTAATACTGCATCACTATTAGATGAGATTAAAGAAGCAACATTAACTGAGCGTAAGAATAAAGAAGTAAGTAAAACTAGACTTGCTCACTTAAACAAACTACTAACTGATAGTGATAAAGTTAAAGAAGAATTAGAGTTACGACGTGCTGAGATACGTAAGCAACTTGATAACAACAATACTAAATAACAACATGATCTATTTAATGTCAGATATAGCGGAGTTCAAACAAAGTAAAGCTAAGAACAACAATCTCAAACGTAACTTAATGATAGGAGCAGGATTACTTGGAGGTGTTGCATTAACAACTATAGGTGTTCGTAGTTATTTAAGGAATGGTAAATTAGTTAGACAAAGTACACGTAAAGTAAACAAAGTAAATAATGTCATTGATCCAATGAAGTTAACTACACCTAAAGAAATAATAGATAATCATCAATCAGTAGTTAGATTAGTTCTTCCACACAGAACAGCTATAAATTTTAAAGATGGTCAAATTTTAAATTATGAAGATTTAAATAATTTAATTGATGACACGTCATATTGGAAGTTAGATGTTAAAAATACACCAACACCAAATGATTTAAATCTAAATAATGAAACTAGATTAAATCCTGATAGTTTATCTGAACGTTATATTGAAATAGCATATACTGGAAAACCACATAATGGTAAAACACGTTATTCTCTTAGAAATAATATGACAGATAAAGATAAAGGTGTAATACTAGTTAACAAAAATATGAAAGATTTAAGTGGATTAATAAATTTCAACAGAGTTTGAAACAAAAGTAATGCTATCTCGTAAGAAAAAAAGGGTAGGACAACGAAGCAATCTAATCAAGGCGCGACCTAACCTAAGTATAAAATTATACTAAGTACAAGAGCGGCACAATATAAGCTACCTAACATATTAACTAGGTAGCTTTTTGTTTAACAGTCTTCTTCAGTTAATGACTCGATTATCTCATCTAACGTTGATAAGTATTCATCAACTATCTCTTGTACATCTTCAATAACTTCATCATAAGTTGGCGGATCTATAATAACCATATTTAGGTTTCCCTATTTTAAGTTGTTTAATTAAATCATCATCAATAGATGAACCAAATACAATAGGTTTATTAACTGTATTAACTTTACTAATTAACTCATCTAATGTAATACGTTCATTAACTGGTGCTGTTCCTACCATATATCTAACGTTACTTAACTTAAGTAACTGTTCTAACTCAACTATACGTTGTTTAAGTCGTTCTATCTCTTTATCTTTAACATCAACAACTGTAGTTGAATCAACTACATCATTCATATAATTAACAAATTCATTTAAATTAACTGTAGTATAAGTATCTACAATTGCGTTATTCAAATAAGTGGTTGCTTTAATATATGGTGTAAATGCAATTAACTGAAGGTATTCTACTACAACCTTTAAGTTAAGTGATGTATAAACTGCTGTAAACTTATCACCCTTAATAGTTATCTCATTAAACTTAATGTGAGATAAAGCTTTAAGTAATTGTTGCATTGTAACTTTGTTACTAATCATTGTTATCCTTGTAGTATTAACTTAATTAATAGTAACACACTATTTTTTCTTACTCATACGTTTTCTTAATTCATTAGCTCCAAGTAATGCACTACCTACTCCGAATCCTATTAATGCACCTTTACCAATAGATACATTTCTAATCTTATTAAGTTTGTTATTATATCTAACTTCTTTAAACTTTCTTTTAAGTTTATTATCTAAAAACTTATATTTATTAGCTGTTGTTTCAATATCTTTCACATCTTGTCTAACCGCTTGTCTAAATTCTTTACTTTTAAGCATTTTAATTGCTTTTTCATATTTTTCAGGATACTTATCCTTAATTCCTGGCATTTCAGTATTTATTCTTGCAATTACATTTTTATAAGCATTACCTTGACGTGCATTAACTTTACTATCTTTACCTCCAACGTATCCACCTAATGCAGTTGTTCCACCAAGTAATGCACTATTAACTAACAAACCTCTAGATTTTCTTTTAGTTTTATCCTTAGATCCTAATTTACGCGCCATAATTAAAACATATTAACTTACACATACATTATATGACTTCCCGCGAACAATTAGAAAAAGAACTAGCTAACATAGAGAACAAGTTATATGAACTAGCGATACTAGATAATAAGGATGAACAGTATGAATTAGAATCACTACTAGAAGAACAAAGTTACGTTCAAGCATATCAATCTAGTTACAGTTTCCTAGCTCATAGTTGGCAGACATTCAATGGTGAAGTATTCCTACCAGCTAAACATCTACACGCAATAGCCGAACATCTAGATGCAACATTAACTGGTGAAATAAAACGACTTATAATTAACGTACCACCTAGAACTGCTAAGTCAGCATTAGTAACTAAAGCATTTCCAGCCTATTGTTGGATAAGGCAGCCTCATCTTAAATTCGCCAACGTTAGTTATGGTTATGGATTAGCAGAAGAAGGTAGTGTACATAGTCGTCAGATAATGCAATCTGATTGGTATAAGCGAGGTATGGCTACAGTATGGCGCGATATGGGTGCTACACCATGGGAGTTCAGACGCGATAAGAATATGAAGAATGACTATGAGAATAATGCTAATGGTCGTAGATTCGCCACATCATGTCCTGAAGGTATCTTCACTGGTATTGGTGCAGACACAATTATAATTGACGACCCTGTTAAAGCTAACGCTGCATATAGTAAGAATACACTTGATAAAGTTAATCAATGGGTCAGCAATACTCTGATGTCGCGTTTAAACAACCAATCAGAAGGTGTTATCATCTTGGTTCAACAAAGGGTTAGTGAAATGGATATGACTGGTTTTTTCTTACAACAAGAAGGAGTTTGGGAACATCTATGTCTCCCAATGGAATATGAAGACACTCAGAGATACTGGACTCGCATTGGTTGGACTGATTGGCGCACTAATCAGAATGAATTACTTGAACCAATTCGATTTCCGCGAGATGTGGTTGAGAGGCTCAAGAAGGACGAGGAATGGAGCTATGCTAGTCAATATCAACAACAACCAGTTCCGCTCGGTGGTGGACTTATTAGGCGTGAATGGTGGCAGAATTGGTACATACTTCCAACTCAGTTTGATGCAACTTGCATGGCATTCGATTTATCTATGAACGATAAGGAAACTAGCGATAATACGTCACTTATAGTTATGGGACGTAAGGATAACAAGTTCTACATTATTGACTTAGTGTATGGCAAAATGGATATACTTAAACAAGTAGAATCCATAATTGAGTTGTGTAATAAGTATCCGATGATAAGAACTAGGTTAATTGAACAACGTGCAAATGGAGATGCTGTAATTGCATTACTTAAACGTACCATAACTGGACTTATACCACTCATAACTAAAGGTGATAAAGAACAACGTATCCTTAGTTGTGTGCCAGAAATTAATGCAGGTAACGTATTAGTTCCAGATGAGAATGTACATAGTTGGATTAAACCACTATTACTAGAAGCTACTATGTTTCCACGTGGTAAGAATGATGATGCTATTGATAGTATGCAGATGGCACTTAATCATCTAGTTACGTCAAACATCGTTACTTATATGCCACTTCAAGTTATTACAGATAGTCCAGGTAATACAACTCGTGCTGAAATAAGAGAACATATAATGGATAGTAGTTATGGTGTTACAGTTAATGTGACTCGTAACTATATTAAAGGTTTATTTGAATAACACTATGACTATTAATCAGATATTAAAGAAAGCATATACAGATCAATCTCATATAACTCTGTTTATAGACAACATCGAATATCAGTTTGATAATGCAATAGTAACTAGATTAACTAGAACTGAGATAACATTCATGAGTCCGACGTATCATCCTGATGGAACTTGTCTAATTGAATATACATTTGATAGAACATTAGTTATTGGAGTTGGTCGTATCGTAGCTAGATTAAATGTAGATAGTAAGTTACCACCAGATGCGTTCATGTTATAATAACGTTAGTGACCAAAAAAATAAGCACCCTCTTAATTGAAGGTGCTTTTTCTTTATGTTGCAGTAGTTAAATAACTTCGTCTATTAACCCTGTTTATCGTAACGTGCTTTACTCTTGTATTCTT